CCTGCACCACGTTTTGTTTTTGAAAGTTCGTCAGTGACTTCAAAATCCATGTGATAAACGGGTAAAAGTTTTATTTGACAAATTCTTTGACCATTTTCAATTTTCAAAGAATCAATATGGCTCATGTTATATACATTAACCATTAATTGACCACGATAATCAGAATCAATCTCGCCATGAATCCCTAATCCTTTGTCCTTATGAGCAAAAGAACTTCTAGGCTCGATAACAACTTCATATCCTTCAGGAATTTCAAGAGCAAAACCTAAAGGAATCAAAACAGTAGATAAAGGCGGAATTTCAATTTCATCACTAGCCAAATTACAGTAACAATCCGCACAAGCAGAGCCATCTGTTTTATATTCAGGAAGTTTTCCACCTTCAAAAAGTTTAATCTTTACTTTCATTTAAGCCACCTGAATTTTTGAACCTGATTTCATTTGTGCAATTTTATAAAGTGCATAAAAATCAAAATCTTTTGGGTTTTTTACTCCTGCAAATCCAATGAGATTTTTGCAATATACATCGGAATAAATAAATAATTTTGTATTAGTTGTGATAACAAAATTATTTCCAATTTTTACAATTGCATTCTGATTAATCTTTTTCATATTTCCTCCATCGCTTAAATTATAGAATTCTATCTTCAAATTCTTTATATTTTTTATATTTTTCTTTAAGTAAAGAATTGTTACCTAAAAAATATCCTGCAACAAAAGCATCAAATTCATTAATTATTGAATTTGTTTTTTCACTTATAAGTTTTTTCCAAACAGTATGAAGTTCTTTTATTTCAACATTCACATCAACTATTTTTGGTTCATCTAACAAAGAATGCGGGTTTATTGTTTTCATTTTATTACCTCATTAAAATTCTTTCATTTCATAATACGGTTTATCATTTTCATAAATATACAAACTGTATCTTGAATCTTTGAAATATTTCATACATTCAAAAATATCATTGTATTTTGAAATTGTACAAACCTCTTTTTCATACCCAATGTCTTCCATAACAAGAATTTCACCATCATTGTCTAAAATATTAAGAAGTTTAATTAATTTTTCAAAAGTCATAATTCACCTCTTTAATCTAAATATTCATCAAAATTATCCTGAATTAATTTCCATTCATCTTCAGGAATTCCACCACAATCATATTTTTCTTGCAAGTTGAAAAGGCACTGTTTAAGATACCTTTCATTATGCCAATCGGGAAAAACACCTTTATTTGTATTCATTATATTATGAATACGAACAAAATTTGAATTATAATTGCTTATTGATTTTTTAGAAATTTTATAACCTCTATTTCTAATTTCTCTAACAACTAAACAAACATACATATCAAAATCAGTTTTTGAATAGTTTATAACCTTATTTACAAGTAGATGATTTGGTGTTCCTTTATTTGCCCAATTTGAACAAATTGCACAACACTCTCGCCATTGTGCAATCAACTGTTGTCTAGGTAAATATAGAATTAAATCTTTATGCCACAACCTCATAAATTACCCCTTAACTTCTTCATAATAATCAAGTGCAGGCAAAGCACCACGACCAATTCCTGCTCTGTTAAAAGCATCTACGGCATCATATCCTTCAATTATTTCTGTATGCCCATCTAACCAATAAAGTTTATATTTTTTCATACATAACTCCTTGCAAGGTTATTTATTCCTTACATTTATTATATTAAATCAATTTATATAAAAAGTCAAGTAGTTTATATAAATTATTTATAAACTTTTTGTATTATTTTTATGAACTTATGAAAATTAAATCAGATGTATTATTGCATTATGGAAGTTAGGCAGATAGCAATTAATTTTATTAAAACTTTATCACCAAACGATAAGGAAAAATTAAAGGTAATGCTCACACATGGAATTACTTGTGGTGCTGATTATGCAAGGCAGAATAAAATAGAACCCTTGCAACTTACTGAAGAATTAAAACTTATTTTTGAAGGTAAATAAAATGAATAACTTTAATCCAATGCTTGATTATCAGCGTAATCAACTTATGGCTCAGCAGGCAATGATTCAAAATCAACTTAATCAGATGAATCAAATGCAACCGCCACAAGCACAATTCAATCCATATCCACAAAACAATCAGCCTCAATTTTTTGTAAGGCAGGTTGGAAGTGTTGATGAGGCAAAAGGTTTTCCCGTTGACCCAAATACAATGTATTTCTTTTTAGATACGGGTAACGGCAAGATTTACATGAAACAACTCAACACAAGCAACGGAAAGTCAGACTTTTACACTTACACCGTTCAGGAGCAGGTAACTCCTGAAAAACAATCAGACCCAATGGCTGAAATAAATCAAAGATTATCCAACATAGAAAACATAATTGGAGGCTTATATGATAAATCCGTTTCAAGCAATGAAGGCAATGCAGAATCCAATGAATCTTCTCCAACAACAGATGATGGAAAAGTTCAAAAATCAAAATCCGCAAAAATTCAATCAGATTCAGCAGATGGTAAGCGGAAAGAATGAACAACAGTTGAAAGAAATGGCTCAAAACATTGCAAAGGAAAGAGGGATTGACCTCAATCAATTTGCAAGCCAATTTGGAATTAAAATGTAAGTTGTCAACTTACTAAAAATAAATCTTAACATAATAGGAGGTAAAAACTATGGCTATTGAAACAAGCGGTTCAACACCAGTTTATGTTGGTGGAAATGACGGTTTTGGATTCGGTAACGGTGGATTTATGGCTTTTCTGATTTTCGCATTGCTTATGGGCAATGGTGGATTCGGAGGTTGGGGAAACAACGGATTTGCCAATGCTATCGGTTATGAGAACCTTGCTACTTCAAATGAAGTTCAGCGTGGATTCGATAATCAGAACTCTATGGCAAATCAGCGTGAAATCCTGTCTGCCGTAAATGATGCTTCAGCAAGAGGTATTCAGGCAACTAATCAGACATTCCATGATACTCTTATGGCAATGAATGATAAGTATTCTGAACTTCAGCGTGACATCGCCAATGTTGCTATGGCTGAGCAGGAATCTATGGCTAAACAACAAGAATGTTGTTGCAACACCCTTAGAGCAATTGATGGTGTAAACTACAACAATGCTCTGAATACCGCCAAAATCAACGAAAATACAACCGCTCAGACACAGAAGATTCTTGATGCTATTGCAGGAAACCGCATGGCAGATATGCAGAATCAAATCAATCAGTTGCAGTTGCAAAGTGCCTTGTCAAATGTAGTTAGATACCCAAATTCTTGGGCATATAACGCAGGAACAAGCCCGTTCTGTAATTGTAATAGTTGCGGTTGCGGAGTGTAATTGACTATCTTTTCATTGTTAGTTATTATTTAAGTAACTAACGAATAAAGAAGAGGTAGTTATGGAAAATGAAATTTGGAAGTCCATTCCTGATTATGAAGGATTATATGAGGTTAGTAATTTAGGAAGAGTTAGAAGTTTAGGTAAATATTATACCGAAACTTTTAATGGAATACAAAAAACAATGTATTCACCACCTAAAATGCTATCTTGTCATTATGATTCCGATGGTTATTTGAGAGTATCGCTTTGTAAAGACAGAAAGGTAAAATGTTATCCCTTACATAGATTGATTGCTTTTGCTTTCATTCCTAAAATCGAAGGAAAAGAGCAAATAAATCATATAAACGGTGTAAAAGATGATAATAGGATTGAAAATTTAGAATGGTGTACCCCAAAAGAAAACACTATTCACGCTCACAAAACTGGATTATGTGGCATAAATGGAAAATCCAAACAAGTCGCTAAACTGAATGAACAAGGTGAAATTATTGAAGTATATGAAAGTGCAAGACAAGCGTCTATAGATTGTGGTTTAAGTGGAGTAAATTCCAATATAACTAAGGTTTGCAGACAAGGCTATGGTCATTGTGCTGGATTCCGTTGGAAATGGATAACTTTAGAAGAATTTCATTCTTTCAAAGACAACTGATTTTTCCCTTATTTAAGGTTGAAGATTTCCGTTGAATAATTCAACGTTGATATATAAGGGCAAGGCAACTTGCCCTTTATTTTTTATACGGAGGCTTAATATGGCTTGTAATTGCAGAACTTGCCCTAATTTAATTCCAATATCTAGCATTACAACTAGCGGTGGTATAACCACAATTACCGTTCCCGCAGGCACAACTTTTTCTGATGGCAATTGTTATTGTTTAGGATTGTTTCAGACAATTCCCGCAGGCACAAATGGAACTCAGATAAATGTTACTGATGGTACAACAACTTATACTATCTTTAATAGAAACGCTGATTATTGGCGACCTTGTTGTGCTTTAAGAAGTAGAACAATATTGAAAGTCAAGTTCTTCAACGACCCCGCTCACTTCCTGAAAGTGTGAGTTATGTAGGAGGCAGACATGGAACTCAGTTATAATCTTGGTGAAAAATCAGGAAAATCAATGGCTGAATCAGTTGCTAGTCTTTATGAATCTATTGCAAAAATTCTTACTACCCATTGCAAACTTAATATGATTGCTATGAGTAAAATGCAGGTGTTGGGTTACAACGGATTCAAAAGATGGCATAGATACCGTTCAAGACAATTTCACGAAATGAAACTTTGCCTTGCTAATGAGTTATATGATAAATTCCGTATTTCACCAACGTTTAAGGATTATGAAATTACCTATTCACCTGCAAGCATGGAAGAACACTTAAAATCTTGGGATAAAGCGTTGCTTGATACCATTCAGGAGTTAGGAACTTACAATCAGCAATATTATGAACTGATTGGTATGAATTCCCGCATAATCAAAAAAACAATGTGCAAGATAATGTGTGATTATGAAAAAGTTGGCAGATTGTTAAAAAGATTTAATGAATCTGATTGGCTAACTTTGGATATGCACATTGTTGATGATAAACTCCATGAAAAATACAAGGAAAAGGAAAATGCACATGGATTCAAATATTAAAGATGAAGTCTTAAATGATTTCAAAACTGTATTGAAAAACGTTGATTTCAGCAGTTATAACCCGAATTCAAGTGAATTCCTTACTGCTTTGAATTTAGGCTTGATGTGGAATATTCTGAATGAAATGAGCGAATGCGGGGAATCTCCTGCTCCTGCATCCGAACACAAATCTGTAGATGATATCGATGAGGAGTTGAACGGTGCTAGAAAATACTTGCAAAAATATTCTGAAACTCAGGATTCCATATATAAAGAAATGGCTAGTGATGAATTAAAACACGCTAATTTCTTAATTAAAAAAGCCTATTCAAAGTTGCCTAGTGGTGAAGAAAAAATGAAATTAAAATCTTATGAAGATGAGATTAAGGTAATTTCTGAAATGATGTAAAAAATAAAGGCAGGTGTAAAAAACCTGCCTTTATTATTCTGATTA